GCAGTATCAGCCACCACTCTAGATATTTTACTAACCCATCCCTTAGTTACACTACCGCTTTCTTCCATTTGAGCAGATTCAGTTTTGGCTGGCATTTTATAGGTTTCCTCAGGAGGGTCAATGTCAATTATATGGTCTCCCATTTGTGCTAAAAGAGGAGGTTTTAAGCTAGAGTCTGGTAGTTCAGAAGTAGGTCCAACAAGACTAATATTCTTAAAATTAGCAAATACAGTATAATCAGCACTACCTACTTGAAATTCAGAATATACATCTCCCACACATATTCCAGTCGCAAATTCAATAGAAGGCACAACTAAGTCAAGGTAATTCATAGGCGAAACATAAGGAAAAAGAACAGTTTTAGTTTTCCCGTCAGAAAGATTAAGAACGTCAGAAGGAAGGCCAGTCTTACCTGCCATATGGTAGGTGGAAGACCATTGAGTAGAGTCATTAGCACAAGGAATATAATAAATAAGCATAGCACCTTGTTGAAAAGGCTGGTTATTAACTTGCACAGTCACTTCCAAATCGGCTTTAAAAAATCTAAAGCCAAGAATTTTATTATAAGCATTATAAGATTTAAGCACATCTAAATAAGTAACAACAAAAAGATTTGAATTCACGGCATCTGTATCTGCCCACACACCAGTCTTAATTACATGAGGTCTCTCAAGAAAAGATATAACACCGTGTGTGGTTGGTTCTACAGGAATTTCCTCTAATTCTGTTTTAACACGGGGAAAGGAAAATGTTTCAAAAGCATCCTCGTCTCTAAAAGCAACAGTTTGCTTTTGAGATAAAACAGTTGAATTTTCAGCATATAAAGAAGCAGCAGTTCACAATTTAACGTCTAAAGTTTAGTAGAACTATTCTAACATTGACGTGTGGTATAAGTAGCCTATATTTAAAGAGCCACACACTTATAAATAGAAATAGAAAATTTCTGCTCTGTAAAATGACGGACCGATGACACTTCGTACTCCACAATAACTGATATCTCTAGCCGTCATAGTTGACTTAACATTCATAACACAAATAGACGCTCCCCATCATAGCGTCTTGATAATACTCGTATGATTCAACAGCACACATAGTTCCTCCAGTCTTTCTGACACAACTTCTTAGATGGACAAGAAAACGTTCAAAGTCATGTTTCGGGTAATGAGCCATTTCACGCACACATGAGTCGTAGATGGAATGGGCGACTTCCTCCCACAAAAATGGTTTTCTAAACCACATTGGCATTTCCATAATAACATCCATAGGTAAAGGAGCATGATAACGAGATAAAGCGCTGTCAAAAACAAATTTCCTTTTCAAAAAAGTCACATCTTTGATGTTTGAGTACACAGGCAACCCATCTTTAGTTGAACAAGTAACTTTCATTCCAAGCTCAGTGACACACTCAACAAACTTATCAACATCAATGATTCTCCCAAGCACAGCAATAAGATTATCATCACCATAAACGATGGAAAATATGTGAGATCTGATCTTAGCAACTGAAATGCCACACTTAATACACACATATGTGATAAGAATAAGATGGTAAATAGAATTCAAGATGGTAGTGATCGGATTGCCAGAAGGGTTAGAATGATCAACTTGATAGACAACATTTCTGCAAAGGTGGTGAGCATTAACAATATCAACCCATAATGTAGTTCGCACATCATCATTACCATCATCGTACCAAGCATTGATAATGTCCAAAACAGCCCAGATGAAATCAGCATTAAGAGATCCGTCATAGTTTGAGAAGTCGCAGGCTAAGATGTTATCACAGCCTTTACTAGTGAGTTTGTCAGCCAAAATAGTCCACTCCATACCATGAACATTCATTCCAACAGCAATATTATTGTCAATACGATTTTGCATAACATGAGCAATAAAGCCACCAAAATACATCTTAAAAGCCACACTGTAGTCGATAGGAGCACCAGCAATGTTTCGAGGTTTAAGATACTTATGTCCTTCAATTGGTCTTCTTTCGTCTTTCAAATGGTCACAAAAAATGGTCATGTTGGTCTTTCCAAGACGTGCATCTTTAATCCTCTTATCAACAGCATCACAAAGTTGAGGAGCAATTTCCTTAGCAGTCAAATCAACGAAAGAATTCTTTCCTCTCTTATCCGAAATCTTGACCCAAGGAAATCCACTAGAGGATTTAGCATTAACAGATACAATGAAGTCATCACCCTCAATGCCAAAGATAGCTTGTTCAATAGTCAATGGCTTTTTGGAATACTTGTCATAATATGATGGTTTTGACAAAACACTTAAAACTTCATGTACGGCAGTCTGAAGAATGTTCTTATCAACACAAACATCAACATGGACATTTTTCCTAATAGCACGCATCTTCAAATCAACATAAGTCCCATCATCTTCTTGTACAGATCCAAATAAAACAGCAGGTTGTGTTTTAGCTACAGCAAAAATTGGATACAAAGGAGATTGAACAATGCTAGTTTTGACTGACTCACTTATCCCGTCACTCACTCGTCCTACAACATGAAATGGAAAACGAATGTCCGTAACAGTTTCATCAATGCAAAATCCAAGAATATTTTCATGTGTCACATTAACTTGAGCTTCTAACGAAAAGGATTTCAATGCCATGGTAATATTCTCAGAAAAAACAGGAACAGCAACTCCACTGTTGGAATATCCATAGTTCTGTCCAGCAACATGCATTCCCAAGATCTTACGGGATGTGTGTTTGTCAGATTGCATTAAAATGCCACCACAGTCACCCTTCTCAGTGTCCCAAGTATACTCATAATGAAGACGCAAGCACAAATCAGTTGACACACCTTTTGAATTCATTTGATACGCAATTGGTTCGTCCAAAGTTGTTACAAGTCCACCAGAAATACGCACTAAAGCACCCTTTTCTAGTTGTCTAGCTGACATCATCCTACCTGAAAAAACATCATGAGCAGGCTCAGATTGTGTGACAATATGTCCAGTAATATCCTTACACTCAGGAAACTTGCGTGGCAAAGCAACAAGACAAGCATCAATAAGGTCTCTTCCATTTGACATTTGAACTCTCTTCATATCAACAGAGGGAATGGTGTATTTCTCACCTGTGACACATCTCACAACAACATAATTGACAGCTTCTACAGCAAAAAGATGGTTAAAAGTCATCATGATACGTCCTTTTATAACAAGTCCATTACCCAACGGCACAAGTACACCACTCTCAAGTTGTTTGTAAATGAAAACCATGTTCTTCAAAACAACACGTTCAACATCTGACAAGTTAGGATCATCATAGGAATGTGCAACGTAGCCAGTCTTAGTCTTCTCATAACGGGAATAACGTAAGTCTTTACCTGTCCTTCTAGCATGTCC